ATGCTTGAATTTCAATAACATCATTTGGTAAAGAAGTTGATGTAATAGAAATTGCACCTAATAAAATTTCACCCTTTTCATAATTAACAGTTCCAGCAGATTTAACCATGATTGGAGTTTTCATCATGCTTGTCGTCCCAACACCAGAAATTACTGGATATGGTTTAACAATTGAGATCGTTCCTGTTTTAAGATCTGCATTTGGAGTGTCTGTAAAATAAACAGTATCAGGATCTCCATTAATTTTAAATCCTGTAGATTTAATGTTGTATCCAGCTGGATTTACATGAAATCTATTTCCATAGCAAATTTCATATTGTGTTGGGTTTTTAAGTAATGCTTTTAGATCTCTTCTAATTCTGACTTTAGTAATGTTTGATGTAATTGCAGAATCTGTATTATCAATGACTTGTAGAACTTTACTATACTTAAATCTTCCACCAAACGAATTTAAATTTGGAGATTTTGCATAGGTTGTAAGTGAATTCTTGACCTTAGTTTTTAAATCTTCAACTGTTGATACTTGAGAATAATTATAATAAATGGATGAATCAATTTCGACATAAAGAACTTGCAGATCTATAACTTCTGGTTCAATTCCTGCGATTGTATATTGCTTAAGTTTGTTCTTGATTTGCTGTTTATTGAAATCTGAAACATATGTACCATTTTTTGGTTTGATACTAACCAAAACTTTTCCAAACCGAGGTGGATCTAATTCCTCTCCACCAATCACTGATACGGATTCAGTGTCTGGATAAATCTTTGTCTTGATAATTGCCTCATAATCTCTTCCAGTTACTGCTCTATATTGAGAAGAATAAATTCTTGGAGCAAAATACTTAATTGAATCAATACTCTCAATATCTGAACCATTCTGAGATTTCTGATTGGTTGTTACTGTAATTGTATTTGTTGGGACGATTACAGTATCATTAGCACTCTTTAAAGTTCCTGCAAAAGAAAATTCAGATACTCCATTTCCATTCTTTCCATCAGTCACAATGTATGTGACGGTAACAACTGTTCCATTTTCAAGTTTTTTACCAAATCTTCCATCTCCAAAGAAAATTTGATATTTTTCATCTTGAACTTCTTGAAGTAGATAGATCTCAGAAGTTGAATCAATATCAAAAATATTTTCTGCTAACTTATATTCTCTACCAAGTCCAGTATCACTTAGACCTTTTACATAAACAACAATTGTTGATGAATCAATATATGAGTTATCTAAAATAAATCTTTGATCTAATGATCCATCAACTACAAATTGCTTCTTTAAAAATGTTCCTTCTTTAATATTAATATTGTTAAATGAAGCCGTACCGTCTACAACTGTTGCTGAGACATTTTGTGGAGAAGAAAAAACGTAGGAAGTTCCATCTGCAGCACCAACACAGACCAGACCCGCCTGTAAGGTCAGTGTAGGTGTGCTTGCTGAGGTAGAGACGTTAAAAGAAACAAGGGCAGTAGAGGCGCTTCTGGAGCGAGGTACGTACCCAATATTTCTGGCTAGTGAAACAACATTTTCTCTAACTGTTGCTGAATCTAAGAACGATTCATTAACAACTAAGTTAGAATTGAATGCTGTAATATATGTGTTATACGCTAAAGTATCGATTAATACTGAAAAATTAGATCCATCAAAGTCAAAATCCGTAAATGTAGAATTTGCACGGAGATAATCTTTGATGGATGTTTTAATCTGATCAAAATCTAGATTAGTAAATTTAGTAAAAGGCATGTTATCTTGCTGCCTCTAAAATAAACGAATATTCTTGTGTGGGAAGTTCTTGTCCAATAATGTCGTATGTGACAGATATATTAAACTCATTTGAATCTGGAAATGGATCTACAGATACAAAAACATTTTCTACTCTTGGTTCAAAGTTTGAAATCGTGGTTTCAACCTGATCTTTGATTAAAGATGCAGTACCATAATCAACAAAATCAAATAAACTGGAACGAACATTTGATCCAAGAAGAGGATTAAAGAATCTTTCTGTTGGAATTGTTTCTACTAAATTACGAATTGAGCGCATAATTGCCCTTTCATTTTTCAAAACAGGAAGATCCTTAGTCACTGGATGTGGCTCAAAGGATAAACTAATATCTTTAAACGATCTAGATATCCTTACGACAGACATTGGACATAAAATTTCTTTATTTATTTATGTTCATTTCCAGGAAGAACCATAATTTGGTTCAGTTCCATAATCCCAATCATCATAGTCCTCATCATTTCTGATTTTTTCATGCAACTCAACTTGTTTTTTAAAGTCATGCTTTGGTGCTAGGTCATGCATTACTTCTTGAATGACTCTTTTTTGAGGAAGATCTCCATAATCTGTAACCAAACGATCTGTTCCCCACATATCATGCATATAATTTTTGTCTCTATCTACGGGTAAATTGGACATTTTAGCTCCTGTTTTAATGAATAAAACAGAACTTTTATAAAGGAGGTTGCTATCTCCTTGTTATTATTTAACGTTCTACTTCCCGAAGTAAATAATTGTCCGAATTTAAGTATTTGAGTATTTCTAGAGCAATCAAACGTGGATTTCCTTCCCCACAAGTGTACACATCAACTGCTAAACAACCATTTTCTGGCCAAGTATGACAGGAAACATGACTTTCAGCAAGTGCAATCACGACTGTGCATCCTTGAGGAAGGAAACAATGTGAAAAAGTGTTCAAAATCGTCATTTTTGCACGTTCAATGCCTTGTATCATGACGTTTTGAAGAGAATTTACGTCGTTGATCAAGTCAAATTGAACATCATACACCTCTAGAAGCAGGTGTTTGCCCATTGAAAATCGTTCCAACTCAAATTGTGTTAAAAATCTATTTATTGGATGTAAAAACCCTTGCGAAGATAGTCAGAATCCTCTATAAAGGTCATGTTTTGGACCTCATCCGTGTCCCATACGGGTATTGCGACTGAATTATTGTATCGAAAGTCAGGATTTTGGCGAAAATGCACTTCAATCAACTTATTTCCGATGAATTCACAGTTAATCCAGTCATAATCACCCTTTAGATTCTTTAAAATGTCTGGAAATTCGACATTTTTATCAATTTTTTCCCATTTTTTCCATTTATAGTAAGGATCAGATGAATCTCTTGTTCCTAATACAACTAATTTTGCTTCTTGATGGTGAAAATCAACGCTTAAATGCTCTCCTTCAAAGATTTCACACCAAAATTCACCTGGATGAAACATATCAGTGTGCAATTCAATCCATTCTTTACGAGCAAAACGCCCCATACCCAATAAATTCACCATTGGGCGGACAATATAAAAGTCGGATTGAGGTACTGTAGTCCCAACAGGACCACAAGTATACTCTAAAATCCGACTTAAGAATAGTTTATTATAAACCCAGAGGTCCGATGGATGTATATTTGCCCATTCATCATTACCGTCTAGGTGATAGGTCATCCTCTACCTTGACCTCTGTACTTCTTGCGAGCTCCATTGCGAGAAGACGCGGCGTACTTAGTTCCATTGCCCCTTCCCTGACGAGATTTTTTAGGCGGACCAGGAACATAAGATTTTACTTTGTAAGATCCGGTTGTTTTTGATTTTGCAGCCATTGATTATTCTCCAATAAAATTTCAGTATCAAGATCTTCAGGGTTTGGAGAACCTGTCTGATAAAATTCAATCGACAGATCCTCCATTATATTGAAATATTCTTCCTCTGTGAGCGACGTATAAATTCTGCGCCCTTTGCAAAGAATATTATACCGTTCGTTAGACATACTATCAAATCACTCTTGATTTTTCGTGACCAACTCTAATACGAGGATCGCACCAAATTTCAAATCCTGCTTCCTTAGCATCCAAACAGAATGATACGTCTTCTCCGCACATATCCTGAACCTGACCCGATTCAAAGACCTGCATTTTAGGTGCAAACCATGGGTACTTCATCTCTTCATGCTCAAAGACACCGTTCTTAATCAGAACCCAACCAAAACCAGTGTAATCAACAGTAAATGGTTTACGACGCTTTGAGATGCTTTCAACGGTTTCATGATTCATGACTCCACCATTACCACGGAAATCATCTTCATCCAACCAATGAGCAACGGATGTGGTATGACCATCTTCTGTTGCATACCAACCTGCAGCAATATCTTTATCCATCAATACCAACTGCCAGAACTTTTCAGTATTGAATACAATATCCGAATCGATCCAAAGTTGCCAATCATATTTGAGTTTTCCATCCCAGGGAACTTGATCAGGTCCACGCAGAACATTTGCTCCAAGACACTTGCATCGTGCAAAGTTAACCATGGAAGAGTAATCTTGAGAGATTTGAATACTTGCTCCTGCCTGTACAAGATCGAAACAAAGTTGTACAAAGTTCTTTAAGTAAGTATATGAAACTCCTCTTCCAGGTAAACAGAATACGATGGATTTTCCACGTACCTCTGCTCTTGCTGCATCATAATCCCATTCTGTATCATTCGTTGATGCTACAGGTGCTTTTGCTTTTACGGTAAATCCTTTAGCCATAAGATAAGTTGTTTACTTCAGTATCATACTCTATTATGTATTTGTTGTCAAGAACTTCTTTCTGAGAGAACTAATTCATCTCCTTCAAGTGTTAACTTAATTTCAGTGTCTTCATACCATGAAAGATCATTGATGATTTGTTCTGGAATTATAAGGTAATACTCACCAGTAATTGGATCGACTTGCAGGGATTTAAAAATATCTCCGGAATTTTTTCTCATCTTTGTATTATAATTAACCTTTTTTTAATTTATATATTAAAATTAATAATCAACAACCAAATTCCAAATTTTTGTTTTCTTTCTTCTTGCTGCAGAAAGTGTACTCGCAATCTTATTAATTGGTAAATTCTTATTTTTCATTCTACTGTAAACAAAATCATAATGATCTTTTGTCCAAGATCTCAGATTATATCCTTTCCATACTTGTCCAGTAAGAGTATCTGTAATTGTGTATGATTTGTGATTTGGTTCAGAAGCATTTTCAAATCTACTGACCCATCTCAGATTTGTATAATGATTGTTTAATTTATTTCTGTCTATATGATCAATCTCAGTATAGTTGTCTGGATTTGGTATGAATGTTTCTGCAACTAATTGATGAATTGATCTTTTAATTTGTCTATACTTATTATTTTCATCCACAATTGAAATGTTTATGCATTCATACTGATGATCAATGTATCTTGGATTTCCTCTAAATGCTGGTTTTAGATAGATTAGACCATATTCATTGATCTCTCCATATTGTCCATTTCTATCATACTTTCCAGGTTTACGGTATGCCTTTCCATCTTCAGTAATATAATACCCAGGATACTTTGTTTCTTTCATATTCTCTGGTATGTTTACAGGCGGATAATTGTAAACTACCTTGATGGGAACTTTTTTTTCTCTGGGCGGTTTTTTCAGATAAACCCATTGTCCATTTTGTTTGATGTATTGATTTCCTTGTTTGTTTGTTTTGATTGTGCCTTCTGGATAGTTCATGATAGGATTAAGGTTATAGGATAAAAAAATTTGCGAAAAAAATTTTGGATTTGAGTGTATTTCAATTTCTATTTTACCATATAATTAGCTGCCTTTCGTAACACTTTATAGCCTACAGGGACCCATGGTTTTTATATCACGCGGGCGCCCCGCATCGGGCGGGGACGCGGGGGACTGCCGATCACGCACGAATAGCATCAGGACCCCACCTGCTCAACGAACTTGTGGAAGGCATGAGTCAGACCCACCGACAGAGTAGGACGCGAACCCGACCCACGGTGTGGAAGGGTCAGGCGCAACTCAGGTCGGCGGGGGCAGGTATACACCCGATGCTTCCCGCCCTCACGGCAAACCAGACCCATACGGTCCAGCTGGCGGCGGGCATCTTTGATACGGATGGGGGACATGGGGTGACCCGTGATCGACACGGGGCGATGTGGTTGAGAATATTGTAGCAGGGGCAGGGTCACCCCCACTGCATCTGCCGCACGTCGTTGCGGTGAACGTCGGCGTACTGACCTGCCCACACGTCGGCGGTCGTCCCCCAGGGCGGGGTGATCTTGTTGAAGTTGGTGCCGTCGTTGCGGTAGGCAACCCAGATGGTCTGGCGGTCGGTGAGGCGGGTGGCGGGAGAGAAACGCATGGTGTCGGGTGGTGAACTGAGTGTATTGTACAGGGTGGGGGTCACGAATGCAACCCCCTACGAATCAGATCAGCGGCGACCCTGAAAGCGGGCACCGCCCAGGTCCTGCAGAGCACTCAGCAGACCGTTGGCGTAGTCGTGCAGACCCTTAGCGTCCTGAACTTTGGTGTCCAGGAATTTGCAGGAGTTGACCGCCAGGCGGACGGCGTAGTCGGTGTGACGGTCAGAGTAGCAGCGGAACTCAGAGAGGCAGGCACGTTCGTCAGCACCGTGGCGGAGGTAGGCGGCAGCGAGGGCAGCGTACTCTTCGGGGGTCCAGCGGGTCGCCTCAGCAGAGCGGGGGTTGAGAGCAACTTTGGTTTGTTTGGCGAGCAGGTCCAGCACTTGCTTCCCTTTGCGGAACTGCAGGCGGTCCTCACGGTCCAGGTTGCACAGACCGAACCCTTCCACATAGGACAGGTTCTCTTCGTAGAAGGCGACAGCGGCGGCGTCAGCAGCGGACAGGTTGAGAGCGGTCATTTGCGGTTGTTTGAACTGAGGGTAGTATGGATCGGAATGGGGGTCCTGGTCAAGGGGTCCGGACCAGTTCCCCAACTGTCCTCAGGCGTCCTTACCCTGAACCCACTCCCATTTGATGATCTGGATTTGAGCGGGTTTGGCGCGACGCTGATCGTGACCGCGCTGCATCGCCACAGCGAACTCCTGACCCTCACCGTAGGGACCGATGAAGTCCACGTGGGAGACCTTCCCGAAGAAGTCCCCGTAGGTGCGCTTGATGTAGAAGTCGGTGGTGGTGGTCATTTGGTTTCCTTTGAACTGAGAGTATTGTAGCAGGTCGGGGGGTCGGGTGTGGGTCAGTCGGTGGACAGTTCAGCGGATGGTCAGGCGTAGCAGTGCAGGTTCACCCAGCGCCCCAGCGACACACCGTTGGAATCCAGGAGCAGCATGAGGATCTCAAGGCGGGATGCTTTCAGGCGATACAGGCGGGCGGGGGGTTTGTGGAAGCGGACGCGCACGCTGCCCGTGATGGGGTTGGCGATCAGGGTGTCGATTGCTTCGCTGTTGCTGGTGTTGATGGGGTAGCGCATCGGATGGGTTGCGTGTGGTTGTATTGTAGCAGGTCTCAGTATGCCTGCCACGCTTCGTGGGCAAGGTCGGATGCCAGTTCCTCCAGGTTGTCCTCCGTCAGTTTGGACCCGTAGAATTCCAGGATCTCAGGGTCCAGGCGGTCCAGGTCGCAACCGTACAGATCCACTGCCTGCCGCTCCGCCAGGCAGAGCAGTTCATCATAGAGGCAGAGCAGGCGTTCTTCGGTCATGGGTTGTTTCCTTTGGTATGAAACCAGTATAGAGGCAAAAGGGAAGGGGGATGCCCCTCCGTTGTGCCACTATGTCAGGCGTCACACTCCTGGGCGATGCGTTGCCCGTCAGACAGTCCCTCCAGGATGCTCAGGATTTGGGAACCGTTGCGGCCCTGGCGGAGCAGGGAGATGGCAAGGTCAAGGGTCATGGGTGTGCTAGGATAATGGGTTGTTTGGTGTGGGCGTCTTTAAGGGCGCACCCGTTCCCATTGTATCAGGCGGC